AGCTGGTAGTCTTCACCTGACGGTCTGAAGTAGAAAAGACCTTGACCATCACATAAGAAGTAATCAATAATGCTATCAAGCTTCATGTCGAGCATATTATGCTCACAGACATCAGCAATAAACTGACGACGTTTACCAAAGCTATCTTGTTCTGCATAAAACTCAATACCACGACGCAGCATAAACATACGCATCTGCGCTAAATGCGAAGACACAATCATGCTGTCAACAGATAAATCCCCTCTTCGTTCTTTTGCTGCAGTGAGGATTTGTTTAAATTCTGATTGTATAGAGTTTGTCATTCCTAGCCTTCTTACCTTTAATTAGTGTAATCGACTTTTAGATATTAATATTGTTGATGTCATCACGAGACTTGTCATACATATCTTGGAAATTGGGCTTCTCAACTCCCTTCTGTGGTTCAGGCTTCTTAAATGCAGGCAGCTCTTCACGTCCATACCGGTACATATCACCGTAAGTGTTTAGACCTTGCATCTTGCCGTATGCATTATCGACAATAGGTTGACTACGGATATGTTTATCAAGGGCAGCAACGTTTGTACTCTGGTTGGCCTTATTCATATCCATATAGCTTTGCGTTGTTGATTGTGCAAACTGCTTAGCTTTTGCACTATTAGAATCACGCATCTGGTCTGCATAATTCACGAACTGTTTTGTCGTGTTCATTGCAAAGCCTTCGTTATCTTTCTTGTTAGTCTTACTTTGCGAACGTGCGTTGTTCACATATTTATTGCCAGTATTAATTGAAAAATCTTGATTACCTTGAGTAGCGGTCTTACTTACATTAATGTAATTAGCAAGGTTCGCTGCACCGTAGGAACCAGTTGCTGCAGAGCTATCTTGTGCCTGACTCTCTCGTTGCATTTGAGTATTCCATGCATCGCCGCCTTTTAAGCCTGTACTGCCAAACAGCTTGGGACTTGAATTAATATGCTCACGTCCACCCATAGGCTGAGAAGCTTTTTTCACACCTTGCTGAAATTCTTGGCTTCCTGCCATCCGCTGCTGACTCATCGCTATTTCTATAATGCGAAACTATTCTCATTGTAGTCTAATTGTAGATTTCCTCTTCTCAATAAGCCTCCCATAGTAAGCACCATAGAATCAACTGCATCATCATGTTGCGTATGTCCGAAGTTCAATAGCTCTTCTTCTAAGACATTCCATACTCTCCATTTATTCCAGATAACTCTCTTGTGTTCATATAGACCCATCACACCTCTAAGCCTTGCAAGTTTGTCACCCTTGAAGCCTTTAACTGGTGAGCAGTGTAAGTTGTAGAGCGCTCGTTGTTCAAACATTACACGTTTAAAATCACCTTCAAATGATGTTTGATAGGCAACAGCTTCTGGCCATATCACACATGGTGACATTGTTGGGAAGTATTGACCATCATCGTTTTCTACAAGGATGTTCCAATCTGCCAACATTTCACAGAGGGTGTCCATCTTCTCAAGATTGCCCATTGTCCGTGCACGTCGTTGGTCAATCAAATAGATTTTGCCATCTTTGATGCCACCGAGTGTCATAACTGTCCAGTCATTCTTCTCACCTATACCGGCACTAAGGTCAATTCCTACACCTAAGCAGTCGTAGTCTTCTGGCACAATACCTTTACAGATAAGCTCTGGAGAGATTCCTGCATCTTCACTGCGAACAGCTGTATTGAGATACTGATAAGCAAAAGCAACACGGTCTTCATTCTTACGTTCATTGAGATATTTCATTGACCAGAACTCTGGCCAATATGAACGTTGTTTACCGTCAGGGTCTGTTATGACTGCTTTCTGGATAATTTGTTTCCAGTTGTTTTTGGGAACAAATAGTGTGGCGTGGATATCGTCAAAGTGAAAACGGGTACCCAGACAAATGGCTCGTGCACCTTGGAACATAGTGGGCGCAATAACGTTACTCCACGTCTGTTCCATCTCACGGCGAATATCCGGATTATTGATTGACGCAGCTGATTTGATAGGGTCATCGATAAGAACCAGCTGTGATCGTTTAGAGGTGATGGCTCCTTTAAGACCACCACAGGCAATAGTAAATGCTTCCTCACCCGCTGTATCGATTCCCGCAAAGTCATAATCAATACTCCAATATTCATCACTCCGTTTAATTTTTGATAGTCTTACCATTGGAAAGACTTCACGGTATTTACTGCTGGTTAAGATGCCTTTGATTGTTGCTGACTTTGCACGGCTAATGTCAACCATATATGCGATGTACAAGATACGCAGCATCTTCTTTGCAGCTGCATGTCTGCCAATCATCCAAGCAGCAAATAAGCCTAGGACTGTGCTTTTTGCAGAACCACGTGGTGCAAGGATAGCTGTGTTAGGTCCACCAATTCCCATTAAACATTCGCTGTCTTCTCCTGTACACAGCTGAGCGTGCCACTCCAACATATGCTTTGCAGGTGCTTTACCCATAAAGACACAGAAGTCTTTGAAGTCATCTCGTGCACGTAGTACTTCTTCTGAAGGTGGTTTGGTCGTTACCTTCGTTGCGGTCATTAATGCTGACCTTCTATAAGCTAATGATGCACTAGGTATTGCCATAAGTTAGACCTTTTGTCTCAGTCTAACGACGTTCTGATGCTCTCTGTGCTTGACGATTACGTGCTTTTGCTATTGCTTTACTTCTTCTTTCTTGCATCCTAGTGATTTGATGTACTGCTCTTAGATCATTCATCAGTTGTGCTGCTTCAATTTGCCGACTGTTTGTAAATGACAAATCGTTGAGTACACCTGATGGCATAGGTGGCAGGTTTCTAAGCAGCGTTCCTTCCAGCCTTAGTGTTCCTACTGTTGCATCTTGCATCACAGGCATAGGGGCTGGTACCTGAGAGAAATAACTAGGGAGTTCCTGAGGAATTTCTAAAGATGCTGTGACAGGTGCTCCGTACATTATGCGTTACTCAACTCGCTGTAAATCTTTGCCCACACTGCATTGATTGCATTGTCGATTGGTTCTGCAAACTGTGGGTCATCTTTGAAGATGGCAGTGAGTTCACGCATCACACGATCAGCACCAGCAAGGACTAATCCACGTTTATCAGTCGTGCGGTTCATTTTGTCAGACGTTTCAATATGACTACGCAGTTCTTTTTCCAATGCCGCAAGACGTTGACAACCATTGTCCGCTTTGACCTCACCTGAGGTAATTGCCATTCTAAGCTCCTGAATATCGGCGTGCAGAGCAGCAATTTCACTATTAAGTATTTCACGTCGGTTCAGCTTCTTATACTTCATTTTGACCCAACGAGCTAAATCGTTGAATGAGCCTGGGTATTGAAGGATACCGGCATATACCCAAATCTCAATAATAGAAGGAGTGACCTCAGCAAATTCTCTGAAGTCTTCACTCTCAGCAGCTGGTAGAGTGTCCAACCATTGGTCTACGTAGTTGAGGTAGACCTTACCTTGAGTAGCTTCTTTGGTAGGCATTAGAAGCTCCTTGCCATTGTCCGGCTACGTGCGGATTGACGGTTTTCACGTTCACGCTCTGTTATACGACCCTCTTCAGCTCTGTTAGTATCTGTCCTACGGGTTTCATCACCTGCTTGCATTGTGTTTAAGCGAGTCTCTTCGCCTTGTTGCATCATTCCATATCGCTCTTGCTCACCTTTAGTGACCATATCTAGGCGATTTTGAGAACCTTGAGCAGCAACGGTTTTACGATAGTCATCTCCTTGGAATCCCATCTTGGCCATATCACGGATATTCTGGTTATCCGCTAACTTATCGGCAAAGTCAAACTGTGCAGCCTTGTCATAAGAGTTTTTGGTGATGTCACGAACGTTTTGGTTCTCTGCCATCTGGTTACCGAACTCATATTGAGTAGCGGTGTTTGTTGTGTCCTTGGTGATGTCCCGTACGTTCTGGTCTTCTGCAAAGCGGTTCTGGAATTCAAACTGACCGCCCATTGACATCATTCCTTTGTTGAATTCATCATTCATCAAAGCAGTCTTATTACGCAGCTCAAGGTCAGCAGCATGAGTCATCTGACCTTTGGACAGTCCTGACTGGGTATAAGCCATATCTTTAGCCAGGCTTGCATCAAAACCTGACTGAATCATATTGCTCATAAAGCTATTCTTCATAGCTCTACCTTCAGAGTCGCCATCCTTTGGCTGATATCCATAGAACGTATCCATCACGCCCTGGAAGTTGAACATACCTTTATCGATACTCATTTGCTGCTGTTTGTATCTAATATGGTTCTATTCTATCTATTTCTTTGTCTTACAATAGTAAGGTGATTACGTTTTAGGCATATGCGCTTTGCTTCATTACAATCAAGCAATACAGGTGACTATGCCGCTGCTGGTAAGCAAGCTGCAGATTCTTTAAACAAGTCTTTCAAGATTGCTCGTGAGTCAGGTCCTAACTATCAAAAGTTAGCCGAGACTGCGATGGTTACTCAAGCTGAGCAAAATATTGCATCTATGCAAGCATCTGCGAAGGTTACGAATTCTGCTGTAAATGCTTACGCTGATGTAACGCGACAAAGTTATAAAGGAAAACTAGTTAAGAATGCAGTTGATCAAAAAGTTAAACTTAGGAAGGCTGGAGCGATTGCCGGTCTTGGAAGAATTGCCGCCGCAGGTTTCCTGGCTTCCAGAGATAACACAAAAGGCCGTGAACGTCCTAAGGACACCTCTCGCGAAATTTACGAATCTTGGCGTACACAGCACCAGGGCATTAAAGACAGGCAGGATCAAGAACGTGCTGAGCTTGGGGATGGCACTAGGTACACTCCTTATAATTCCAGCGGGAGCAACGGAGGTAACCAGTCTGCTGGGAAAGTAAATTCGGGAAGTGGTTCAAATACTGCTTCCCAAGTTGATGGTCAAACTGGCTGGGGTCGTCTTGCTCGTGTGATTAAGACAGGAGAAGGTACAGTTGGTGACGCTGGGTACACCACAATGTTTACTGGTGCTCGGTTTAGCGATACGTCTCGTCACCCACGACAAATTAATAGAAGTGGACGACTGGCTTCAGATGCAGCAGGTGCATATCAATTCTTGTCTACTACGTGGGATGGAGCTAAAAATGCTTTAGGTCTTACAGACTTTAGTCCTCAAAGTCAAGAAAAAGCTGGACGTTACTTAGCACAGAAACGTGGTATTAATCCTGATGCTGTGTACAACACAAAAGCCGAACTTGGGCAAGCTCTTGATAAAATTGCACCTGAATGGGCAAGTATGCCTACCTTAGCTACAGGTACTTCTTATTACGGTCAAGGTGGTTTGAGCCTTGATGAAGCTTGGAGAATTTACCAAGGCGGTTGATTAGAGACTAAACGCACCACCCAGTTGACCAATACCTTGCATCAGCTGGGCAATTATGCGGTCACGTCGATCCATACGCTGAGTTTCTCTGTCGTAAGCCATACGCTTTTCAGCTAAGTCACTCTGCATTAATGCAAGCTGCATTTGCAAGTCATCTTTGCTAGAGCTAAGTTCACGTTCATGAGTACGATTTAAGCTGTTCTCAGACCTTTCAAACTGACGGTTAGCGTGGTTCTCTCGACTCGTGTGATTAAATTGATTACTTTGAGACTCAAGTTGAGCTGCAAGCCGATCTCCTTGAGCTCTGATGCCTGCATTGACTTCTTCCATTCGGTAGCCTTGCTGCCGACCTTCAGCTTCAATACCTTCTTTCCTCAACCGCTGTCTGTCGTTTTCAGTTTTTGTATCAATAGCTTGTTTTGCACGAGTTTGGAATCCAGCGGCAGTTTCGCCATAATTGGCCATACCTCCGCTTTGTTCAAAGATCGGTAAACCTGCCTGAATACCTAATGCTTGTAACTGAGGATTATCATTAATAGCTTGTTGCTGAAGAGACTTAATCCTACTTTTAACTAAATCAGGATTAGCTCCCCATAATGTTTCAAGTGGACCAATATTAATATGATTAAGAGCCTGAGTACCGTGGTTACGGATTGCTTCTTGTGCAGCATCATTTACTGCACCACCACGCCAATTTCCAAGTAAATCAAGATTCACGGTTAAACTCTCTAATCCTTTTACTATTTTATACAGCTGCTAAAGCTGCTTTTGCTTCAAGGCGGCTAACACGTGCTTGAAGTTCTTGATTACCACGTACAAGCAGTCCGATGACGTCCATCGGGTCGATGCAAAGCTTGCCAGTCTTGTCATCTTGGTAAGTGGCAGCAGGAAGTACTTTCTGAAACTCCTGTGCTACAAACCCGTGATGCATACGTGTTGGGTCACCATACTCTGGCTTGTAGTAGAAAGTGACAGGCTTGAGTTCACGCAGCTTCTCTAGTGCAGTCTCAATTGGAGTGATTTCGTCTTTTGTGGTCTTATCACTTAAACCAATCAAAGCAGAGCCGATAGAGCCAATTGCTCCCATCATTCCAGAGCTCTTTGCAGCTTCAGCTTGTTTGTCAGCTGCATACATAGCTGCTTCAGCTTGCAGTGCTGCTCCTTTGGTTTGGCCAAATGCAGCGATACTATTGGACATTACGTCTGCTTCAGCTTTCATTGCTGCTTGTTTCTCTGCAGATTCAGTCTGCATAGCTGTACCAGCAATCTGGTCGTACCTTGGAGCTTTAGAGCGCATTGCTCCAAACCCTTCGTTTAAATCAACGTTACCTGCAGCGCTAGAGTAGTTACTGCTTGACCCAGCGGCTGATAAAGATTGAGGTGTAAAATCTACCGCACTACCTGCAAAACGCATTTGTAAAACCCTTAGTCTTTTGATATTTTATCAAAGTTCACCGTAGCTTTCGTTTTCTGCTTTATTACGGCGACGGCGTTCACCTTCAATCAAATTACCT